CCCATGGAATGCTGCAGCAGCCGCTTTCGCGGCTGCGGAACGCTACACTTCCTGTGTAACGTATTGGATGAGGCCGTCCTCATCCGTCTGTGTGTTTCTTGCGCCCTCGGTTGCGTATAGGTCACACCAAGTTTGTGCCATATAACGCAGTATTGCGGCGTTGACGTTGCGCGCTGCTATGCGCTTGGCTCGGGTGGCCTCATCGGGCGAGTAGAGCACCCAATGCGCCTGGATGCCTTGTGATTGCAGCGCGTCGACGAGCTCCCTCGGCCGGGTATGGGTGAGTAGCACCCGGATGTCTGGTCTGTACCCGCTGGCCAACGCCTGGGCCACGCACCTTTCCACATCCCGGTACACCTCGAGGTCGTGGCTTTTGCAGTCGCTGGGTCGGTGGTAAGCCAGGTCACCACACAGCCCCCGCGCTAAGCGATCCAGGCGCACTGCCGTTCGCTGGCTGAACCTCCGTGCCAGCCTGCTCACACCCGCCCCGTGTGGCGCGGCCACCACGCATATTGAGCGCGCGCGCGGTGGCGGCAGCTGCAGGCCGAACTCTGGCGCGTGTGAGCTGTATAACATCAGCCCGCTCAGAATCCCAGTGTCCACCGCTATACGTTCCACGAGCTCAGGGCCTCTGCGGATCGGCCTCACCTTGCACAGCAGCTCCGGTGGCGCCTCTCTCAGCAGCAATTCATAGCCACCGAGCAGCTGTGCCTCGCGCCCCCCGAGGCCCATTGCTGCCATATTGTCTTCCTCAGTGACGACCCGCCCACGCCGCTGTGCGCGCGCCCAGGCCATCGCTGTCTGCGTCAGCCCCGGCGGTGGGCGCAAGTTCGGAAGTTCGACATCAATTTCAACCCAGCCCGCGCCCAATGGCCATCGCTTGGCGATGGTCTCGGCCACGCGGTCTCGCTCCCAACGTGCCCTCGTCGACGACATTGCATCCAGTTTGATGCTGTCATCGAACTGTGCCACTAGCCACTGCTTTCCGAGGCTGCGTGCTATCCACTTATACTGCGGTGTCAGCTTATAGTCGCTGAAGCCCTGCGTGTCCCATTGGGGCTCCGGTTTTAACCTGACCACGGGATCAGGAGGAACCGCGGCCCCGAAGCCCGGTGCGCCCTCAAAAAGCCTCCTTCCGCTGGAGTAGCGCATCACATAGGAGCGCCACTCCAGCCGCGGACGCCCCTCCTCCCTGAGGACGAACACCTGGTCTAGGATTCTGCTGCACATGCGGCAAGCAACCGTTCGATTTAGGCCGCGTACGCAGGCCTCGAGCCAGTTAGCGCACTGTGCTTCGATTATGGCATTCAGCCAGGTTCCACTTGGCTGGTACCAGTTGCCGGTCGTCAATGTTGCTAAGATGGTGGCCAGGCTCTGCCGTGGCGGTGCCTCGTCGGACACGCACCGCTGCAGATACTCCCCATGTGCGCGTCCAACGAGTTGTTTCATCGCGTTCATGCGCACACCCATCATCTTGCTGCAGGCGAGGTAGCCCACGGCGTCACCCCAGGTCTCCTGCCATAGCCACTCATCGTCTCCGGACTCCGTGACATCATTATGGGGCCCTCCTACACCAAGCGAGATCGCCTGCTGATTGCACAACGTGCGGTCTGCCTCATGGTCAGCTGTGTTATCCTGGGTTGTCCCGCGGTGCCCGCTGTACAGTCCTATGATCGCACGCCACAGCCCATCCGGCCCTATGACTATGCTCCGCTCGAAAGCCTTCGCAACAAAAAGGCAGGCGGCTGCCTTGTCGGCTGCTTCTGCACCCGGCATTGCTATGAATGCGTCAGCCCGGGCGTCCCACATGTGGGCCAATTCCCACATCTCATGCTGCCAATTCTGGTCGTCCAGGTCGGCAGATACTTGCACGCCGACGTGTGCATTATAAGTCCCCATGATCCATTTTCCGATCACCTCGGGCCGCTGGCTGGCCGCCATGCCACCGTAGTTGGCGCTCCCTTCGAAGCCGCGAAGCGCATAGCTGGCCACAAAGGTCGTTAGATCACCAGAGCTGAACAGTGCCCGCGGCTTGTCCCCGGGCTCTGGTTTGGTGCTGCTGCGGGCTATGTTTACGGGGACCGAGTCTACCGCCTCCTGTAGCCATCCACTGGCGACGGCGGACAAAGCTGCCTTCTTATTGGGCCTGTCAATGCTCTCAGCATGGACGCTGTCGCGGCCCAATCCCCGCAGCAATGCACCGCAGCTGCTGCTCCCGGTGGGTCCGACGGCACTGCGTAAGGCCCACTCCTCCTTTATGGTCCGGAAGTCACCACGCCGCGACACCTGGACGGTCTGCCACCCCGCGATTTGCCGGAATAGCGCCTTCCACTGGTATTCGAAGTCCCCAGTGAGCGACGTCTTCATAACCGGCATAGTCGTCCGCTTCAACCGCTCCGCTTCCATGTCTGCCCTAGTCGCCCGCCTAACACAGACATTTGCGACCTTGCGCATCTGTAACCACTCCTCGCCCTTGAGCCTTCCTACCATTGCTGCCCTCCGCACTAGGGGTCCGCAGTCCGAGCTCCATGTCTTCCATGCCTTCATGGGCAGACTGTGTAACTGCCAACGCTGCAGCTCCTCCCGTAGGTGGGGGCTCAGGCTTCCTGCCCACAGCATGAACCCACAGTGTGCCTGTGGGGGCCCGTTGCATGTTGGGTACCAGTGCTTGGGCAGCTTGTCGCGGAGCGCTACCTCAGCCATGCGCTTGGTACATTGCACAGGCACCCCACCAAGCTGCATGTTCTCCTGTGGGACATCATAATCCTCCCACGACGTAGGAGTCAGGTCCATGTCCTCCAACACCGCTCTGAAGGTCTCTACACGCGCAGCCCCGGGCAGCAGCGCCAGTTCATCCAGTGGCACGGAGTGTCGGTAGCCCCTCCAAACAGCTGCGCGCAGCCACCGCACGCTGTGGCTGTCGCCGTCCTTGGCACAAGGCTGCCGGAGCGGCAGTGGTGGACCAGGCCCCGTGGAGCGTGACCTATCCACCGTAGTGGGCGCCGGCTCCGTGCACCAGCAGCGCCCATCCCCGCACCCCCGGTTGGCAACGAGGATCCTACTGCGCACCCACTCCATTGGAGTGAGGTCGCCGGTGGCGCAGATGTATCGGCTGGAAAAATTGACAGCCGCCTTCTCGTCATCCAAGATTGCACGATATATGTTGCTGAGCCGGCACGCGGCGAGCCGGCCATGCCTGCGCAGCCAACCCGAGCGCCAGGAGTTCAACCTGTGTCGCTCTTTAATCGGCATCTTAAGGTGGCACTCGCGAACCCCAGCAGCCAGTGCCCTGTCTAGATCCAGTCGTGGTACATCGAAGCATGCGCTCGACGCGTCATTCTTGAAATGCGCCTCGAGGTCGTCGTTGGCCGGCGCCACCCAGACGGCGCCAGCATCGATTAAGGTGGCCAGGCCCAGGCCAATGTCGGTGCACCGCACGTGCTCAGCTCGTGTTGACGCCAATGGCGCGAGTTGGAAGCAAATGTCTGCCAGCACCGTCATGCGTCGGAGACTGTACCCACCGGTCCACCCGCAGTAGTTCAGCCACGCCTGCAGCCAATCGAGCACCTGCCCCCGCGCGCGAGGATCAGTTCCGAGGCTTGCTCTGCTCAACAACTGGCTTAGCGGGTGGGGGAGACTCGGATACCCCTCCTTGCTTTCCTCTGTGCCACCGCCTGGACCCGCCCCGGATGGGCCAGCCTCATCGGGCTTCCTGCCGCCGCCTTTTGATTCGTCATACTTCCGGCGTGCGTCTGCCTGGTTGGTCAGCCGAGCCAGCATTGGGCTGTTTGCGGCGAGCCCGGGTACGAACACCCTATTGCATTTCTTTGAGGTCAACATCGCCCTGTGAAGGCTGTTGATCAACTTGTCGGGTGGCCGGCTATCGGACAGCCACACCTGCATGCAGTCGGTCGTGCCGAGTGTTCGGCCGACTTCTTCTAAACGGTCGGATCTCCGGGTGTTGACCAACATGACCTTCCCACTGTCGACACACCACACCTCCCCGGGTTGCCCATGCTTACTCAGCAGGGGCACCGTCCCCCAGGCGCAGTCGACACAGTGCAATATGACATCGTGCTCAACATCGGGAACATTGCTATACGTCACCCCTTCGATGTCAACCGAGAACTCAGCATCGGGGACCCTGGGGGCCGGCCGGACCACTAGGCTCTCGGGCCCGAGCGTCGCCACCTTACGCGCCGCGTAGGTCGCCCCATTGGCTATCAGCCACTCCCGTGCCCTGGTGTGGCGCTGACGCGCAGCCTCCTGACAGTCGCCCATCGCGGCGAATGGTCCACGATTGATCATTGCCTGCGTGGTCTCTCGGCCGCCGGGAGTGACTGGCTTCTTCCTGAGCACCTTGATTCTGTCACAGATGCCCAAGATTTTGGTCCGCTCCTCGGGTGTCAGGCCACCCAAATCCCTTTTTTGGCCGCTTTCCCGGAGGTAATCCCGTAGTTGCCTGCGCATTGTCGTGACCACACCAAGCGGGTAGTCGGAGGCGTCTTCATCCAGCTCGGTCACGAGGCGCTCCAGTGCCTCTGAACGTGAGCCCGTCGTGCTGTATGCCATGGCCAATGTCATCGCACGCTCCGAGCCAAACATCTCAACTGCCTTCATTGCCCAGTCTATCCGAACACCCGATATGGCCGCGACGATGCCCTGGGCGGCTGTTGCATCGGCGAGTGCTTGCCCGCCGAATAGCACAGCCGTGTCTTCGCCCGTGGCCACACTTGGCTCAGTGAGTTCATCGTCCACCACGCTAGCCAGCTCAGGTAGCAGCGGTTCAGCGTCGATGTCTTCCTCACCGGCCACATCAGGGGCCTCTCCCGCGGCCCTGCGTCTGGCACTTGCCAGCATCCCGCTGAGATCCAACGGCGAGCGCTCCATAGGCGCATCGTCAACACCGGCCGGCCTCGATGGCTCCGTTGGCCCCAGCACCAGCCCTGGATCCGCGGGCGGGAGGCCCTCAGCCGCGGCCGGAACCGGTTCTTCCTCACGCTGGGCCGGGGCCACAGCTGTGTTGGCCGCCGCAACAGCTGCGGTGCTAGGAACGCCGATGGCGGCCGGTACACCACCAACAGCGTCCCCACCCCCACCATCAGGAGCGGCACCAGAGCCGGTGTCCCCACCGGGTGGGGCACGAGGTGGTGCCGAGTCCCCTGGGGGCGTCGACGGCGGCGCCGGCGCCTGGGGTGACACAGGCCGCTGTGGTGGTGGAGGAGGCACGTTCCCACCGGCGCCTCCATAAGTCGTGAAGTACAGGTTTGGGGTACCTGCGGCCCAGTCCCAGTACCATCGCATTGTGCTCTCACGGAACTCAAAGGCTGGTCCAGTCTGGAGGTAATAATTCATGGAACGGCACCGCACAATCGGTGTGCATTCAATGAGACCAGCTTTGGCAAGACTTCCATCATGTTCGCCCACGTACGGCTGCACGGCACGGAGACTACCACCCTGGTCCGCGAGCATGTTTTCTGCCAGCACCTCGTTGCCCGTCCCACTGCCATGGTTGGCTAGCAGCAGGGCCAGCTGTATGTGGCCCGCGTGGGTTGCGCCGTGGGCTTTATTAAGCTCGGTGAACAGAGGCGGGGGGCTCACCAGCACCCCCAACGTGCTGCAGGCATGTAGGACGCGTATGTTGGGCACCAGTCCATAGTAGACCCCGCGATTGTTCAGCCCCCCGGTCCGGGGCACGGCGCTACAAACCATTGCACCAAGCGCCCCGTCGTGGCCTAGCCACTTACACGCTGCCGTGACGTACTGCCAAACTTCACGCATCCCGTTCGAGCTACGCAAGAGCTGCTCAAATGCCGGCTGAACCAGTGGGTTGATCGCGTTGGGCCCATGGCAAAGAGTGTCACGGACACACCACCACGCACGCACCAGCACATCAGCCCTGGCAAAGGCCCTCCAGAGCAGACTCTCCCAATTCCCGCGCAGCTTGGATAACGTCGGCCGTGTTGGGTCCCCCTTGCGCAGCAGAGGCGTTAGTGCTAGTGCATCTAACCGGCTGACGGGAAGCTGTAGCTCTACCTGCTGGGCCAGTCCGAGGAGGCTCCCCCCTTGTTGGTGGGCCCCAAGGAGCAGCACAGTGTCCACTATCTTCTCGAACCGGGAAATGTCTATCGTGAGGTCCGCAAGAATGCACTCTGCTGCGGTCAACACATCACCAGGCGTCACTACCGCAGCCGCTCCCGGCATAGTCATCCCATCGCAGTACCCCAGGGCTGAGTTCCCAGTGGTCAATTCCGGCCACAGCTGATCCACCACCAAGGGCTTGCCAGGCCACCTGATGGAATCCGCCAGGGCGGCCATCAACACAACAGCTATGGTCCAGTTGTCGGTTTCCGCGCGATGCGGATGGAGGAAATATCCGACCTCGCCCCCTTCCACTGCTGAGCAGAATAGGAAGAGGTCCACCGGGGCGGAGATCTTTTTGGCCGCAGGTGGGTTAACCTTCGCTAGACGGTAACCCTTTCCCAGGGACTGAGACCTTGCGAGCAGTCCTACAAACAGCGTGGCAAGACGCACCAGCAGCCGATCAAGCTGCAGCTTTGATCGCGCAAGTAGCTGCAGGCTGGCTGGGAGCTGCCGCATCACAGGGCCCGCAGCCCCGGCAAGGGCAAGCCCCAATTCCTCAACCAAGGCTTTGGTCGCAGTAACTTTGGTCCCCGCCTCCGTACCCCCAAGAAGGGCCGCAAATTCAGGCTGGATGCTTACAGCTTCCAGCATCTCAGACGGGCTACGGCTGATGGTATATACCTGCCCGTCATCGGCTTCTAGCGTCCAAACGGTCCCCTGGGGGGCCGCAAGGTGCTCTTTTGCCTTATTGTACGCGTACACGGTGCCAACCGCGTTAAGCGTGCCTGTCGTCCCGACATGATCGAGATCACTTGCAGTAGCCTCAGTTACCTGAAGCTCCAATTGGTCGCTAACCGAAAGGTTAACGTCTTGTAGACTCACAGAGTCCTTTGTTATCCAGCGAAGCTGGCCTAAGGGCACCCCAACATCGGGGATGCCCCTCGCAAGAATATCCAATGGTAGTGACATTCTTAACAACC